CTCTGATCTTAAGATCCTCTGATGCAGCATCGTTGTTAAGGATTGCGTAGAGCTTTTTAATATCGGACTCATTGCAGTGAATCGGTGCGGCTACTCTGGACATGACTGTACCTCCATGGAATAAGATACAGTCAGTATAATATCGGTTTAATTCTTATTCAATACCATCTATTAATTAGACGTGACTGCACAGCTAGAAACTTTTTTGTACGTATTCGATGACCGCTATATTGAAGTCATTTACAAAGCGATTAACTTCAAGCATCTGACTGGAGTTGAATCTGCTCTGAGTTCGAAGCGTTTCTATTCCCTGGCGCTTAGTAATCACCTGAAACCGAATCAGATTTTCTTCTCCCCAAGGCACCCTTATGCCCTATGTCAGCGCAAACTGAAACACCTCGAGGATCTAATCGATGTAGCCTCCTCTGAAAATTTCATGCTGGAAGAAATATCAACACAGACTAAGGTCTATAAATTCGGCACAACCGATACAAAGTTCACATTATGTTTAACTGAAGATCTTGATGCTTCTGGAAACTTAAAAAGTAACCTCATGACTGTTCAGTCACTACGTGATGAAGATTGCTTTTCAAAGGCTAAAGATGCCTTTGTCGTAACGCATATACTGTCAAAGCCAAATGACCAGAAGCAGTATGACACTATTCTTTTTGTAGATTCTTCTGAAGATCAGCACGGAGTTCCAAATTCATTGCTTCCGCTGCTTTCCGAAGACGTAATCGAAAAGTTAAATTAATACACCTCATGTCGCATGCTGCGGATCCGCTCTTGCCTTCCTTCTGTGAAATAAATCCTTAAATCCCATAGATCCTTCCTCCATCAAAATGTGATCAGCCCTCGGCTGTCGTAAACACTCTCTGCTTGTTCCTGCCGAATACAGCGATCCAGCGCCATAATCGATGCAACGATACCGTCGATCTTTTCGGGTGATTTCGCCTTCGTCGGTTTGATGTTATCAGCAGCATCCCGGTCCACGACCACGTTTAGTGCCATCCAGCGTAGGACCGGATTGCCACCGTGGATGATCTTTCCTTCCATCATCAGCTTGTAGAACTCTTTTGTCGGGGCGGACATATCTTTGAAGCCCTGTCCAAAGGGCACCATCGTCAAGCCGTCATCCTGCAGGTTGATGATGAGCTGGGTCGCATTCCACCTGTCGACCGCGATTTCCTTGATGTTGTAGATCTTGTAGAGATCCAGGATGAACTTCTCGATGAAGTTGTAGTCGATCACATTTCCTTCCGTCGCCTTCATATATCCCTGCTTCACCCAGACATCGTAGGGAACCGAAGCCCTTCGCACCCGGATTGGGATGGTGTCCTCCGGCACCCAGAAGAACGGAAGGCAGATGTACTTCTCCCTCTCATCCCTCGGCGGGAACATCAGAACCAGAGCTGTGATGTCGCCAGTGCTGGAAAGGTCTAGACCTCCATAGCACTCACGACCCTTGAGCGAATCCAGATCAATCGGCTCATTGCCCTGATCAAAGACCTGCTCCGGAATGAAGGCGGTCGTTGAAGATACCCACATGTTCAGTCGGAGCTGCTTAAACACCGCCTCCTCCGCCGGATTTTCCATTGCCTCGTGGTAATGCTCCCGGACACGTTCAATGTCAATCGTCTGCCCGAGACTTGGATTTGCTTTGTACCAGTTCTTCTCATCGTGCCAGTCCTCATCTTCTTCCAATCCGTAGACGACTGGATAAAACGTATGATCCACACGCTGCCCGGAGAGGATGTCTTTTGCCTTCTGATGCAGCTCGTAGCAGATCGAGTTCTTATCAGTTCCTGCCGTGGTGATAAGAAAGTACAACGGCTGCTCACGGGCATCACCAGAGCCTTGCGTGAGTACATCGAAGAGTCTTCTAGTGGGTTGCGCATGGACCTCATCGAACACAAGACCAGAAACATTCAGGCCGTGTTTCGTTCCCACCTCTGCGGACAGCACCTGGTAGAATCCGGCATTCGAGTAGTTCACAATTCGCTTGCTGGCGGCCATGATCTTGGAGCGCTTTAAAAGCGCCGGTGTCATGTTTACCATCTGGTGTGCGACATCAAAAACGATCGATGCCTGCTGACGATCTGCTGCAGCACCATAGACTTCTGCGGATGGTTCGTTGTCCGCATACAGCAGGTACAGGGCAACTGCGGCGGCAAGCTCTGACTTTCCATTCTTCTTGCCAATCTCGATGTAGGCTGTCCGGAACTGCCGGTTCCCATCGGGCTTTATGATCCCGAATAAGTCTCGGACGATCTGCTCCTGCCAAGGGAGGAGCCAGAAGCGTTTTCCGGCCCACTTGCCTTTGGTATGGCGGAGCATCTCGATGAACTTCACCGCCCGGTCCGCCTTTGTCTTGTCATAGTGAGATGTCGAAAGCATGAACCGGGTTGGCTGATAATCGGTCAGCTTTGGCATATCCACAGGCCGCTTTTCAACTGCCATCTACGTCGCCTCCCAACAGCTCCTCCATCTCATCTCCTGGCGTTGGCTTCCCGGCATCCGCGATCAACCTTGACCTTGATGCCGGAGTCAGACCGAACTCGGTTGCGAACTTTCCCATCTGCTTCATGTAGGTCTGTGCGATGGAGACCTGCGGGACCTGTTGCCAGTAGCCAGAAGGTGTCCGGACAAGAGTGCCGTGCTCTGTGATGAACTCTTCTGCTTCCTTCCATCTTGCATAGGACTGGCAGTATGCGGCAAAGGCAGCCATATCCACTTCCGTAAGGACACCGATGGCTTCCATCTTCTTTGCCAGCCTGTGCCATTCCTTTCTGGCATCCTTATCGAGCCACTTCGGACAGGCAGGTGCTTTCCGCTCTGGCTTTGGCTCATTCTCATTCAGTTTTCTTTTCCCGGGATTTCCTTCCAGCTCCTTGATTGCGGTCGGAGTTGGCTTTCTTCCTCTGGTTGCCATAGGGAACACCTCCTTTCTGTCCATAAAAAAAGGACCGCCGTAGCGATCCTGTCCCATGTGGTGTATATGAACGAGAGAAAGAGCCGCTTGGCT